CTTACTGTTGGAAATCCATTGCATCCATAAGAGCCTTTGGCTCCTGCATGATATCCTCCTGCTGGCTTTCCTTTTCCTGCGGGCATAATAAACCTCCTAGGTTATATAATGATTATAGCAGAGTTATTTTTTACGAATTAGGCGTTTAAGTTCTTCTATAGCCCAAACTTCTTGCTTGCGTAGTTTTGACATTTCTACAGGATCAAAAGACTTATTTGTAATTGTTACTATTGGCTCTTTTGCTAAAAAGTCTATGTCTACATATCCTCTTTCCCATAATGAAAGTATTTCAGTATTAACCCTATTAAGGTGATCGTGATAAAGTTCTGGCATTACCTGCTCAATTTTGGAGGTAAATGAATATAGCAATGATCCATCTTCAGAATCAACACCAGCAACCTCAAGGGCTCCTTCAAGAATTAACTTTTCAATCATTTCATTTTCATCTGAACTCATGCTTTTCCCATCTGGATTAAAGATCCTTTTGAATAATTTCTTCATGGTTCCCCGTTTCAGCAAAAGTTAAAAACTCTTGTAATTTTTCTTTTGTTTGTGACCCAATTAATCTTTTTATTTCTTTGCCTTGATTAATAATAATAAAAGTTGGCAAAGATTGAATTTTAAACATTTGCACTAATTCTTTTTCTATGTCTGCGTCAATCATATGAAACTTCAAACCAACCTTATCTCTATTTATTTCATTTACTATTGGTTTAATGTTTTTACATGGTTGACACCAGTCAGCAGTAAAATAAAAAACATTAACTAAATTTGTTATAATCATTTTAATGATAATCCTTTTTTCTTTTTCTGAATTTTTTTTTAATTCTAGGTACGTTCCAAACTCAAACTCGTTTTCATTTTTTTTCCTCATGCCTGGACAATAGATTCTTGCTTGCCTCATACATTCTATATGTAATGGATGGATATCTGATAAAACAAATTGTCCATTATGTCGGACTTCATTTAAAGTTCTACTTTTCCATCTTATAACATTTTCATCATTGTTAATTTTTATTCCACAATAAGAGCATAAATTTTTATAATAAACAATGTCTTCATTTTCTTCAATTAATCTTAAAAAACCATCTTCATCATTCTTTGCTCTAGATTGCCAAGGAACAGGAACTTTTGCAGAAAGTTTTTGATTAATCCGATGTTTTTTTAAAACTTTAGAAAACGGCCTGGGCAGTCCAACAAAATTTTTAAATGATTCATCCCATTCATTATTACCAAAAACTTTATTTTTCATTTTATTACTTATTAAACTTTGCTCTAGCCTTTTTTAATGCCTCAAAGTCTTTAATTTTAGTTTCACCAAGATATCCCCAAGCATATCCATCATTAATCATTTTATTGTTAACTGACTCAGATTCTCCATTAACATACACCCAACCAAGAATGCGTCCATATTTTTCAGATGAATTCATTTTTTCTGTACGAATGACAACAGATTTTGCATCTTTAAGTTGTTTCTTTAAATATTCCTTAGCCTCAAGGCCAAGAGCCTTTTCTGCTTTATCTGTTGTACGTGACTCTGGAGTATCAATACCAGCCAAACGAACACGGGATGCAAATAGAATGTCAAAACCTAAATCAATAACAACATCAATTGTATCTCCATCAACAACATTTTTTACTTCTTCAACAAAATACTCATACATTACACGCCTCCCACTGATTTGTCTTTAATAAGTTTTTCACGCTCATCAAGAATTTCTACTAAAAAAGCCATCATTTTATTGTGTGACTCAGGATTGTTCATTATTTTTTCATAATGATGATTGCAAAATGTTAATTCTCCTACTAAACCTTTAACTCTAACTAAGGCTTGTGCTTGACATTTGTCACAACGGTCACTGGCATTTAGTATATATTTTTTTGAAACTACGCTTGGATGATCTTGAACAATGTTAGTCATAGTATTATTATACATCTACTTTCTGTTGTCGGTTGAATAAAATCCGCTACCGTTAAAAATTGCAGCGGGAGCACTCCATACTTTTTGCATAGATTCATTACAGCATACTGGATATGTGTTATCACCAATTGACTTTTCAAATTCAACTTGTGAAGAACAAATAGAGCATTTGTAGTCGTATCTAGGCATAAACTCTCCTTAAGTTCTACTACAAGTATACCAAAAAATGGGCAGTTTTACAACATACCCAGGTTGTTTTTTTATTTTATCTTAATTACTTTAGGCTTTTTGTCTTCAGGAATAACACGAACAATATTAATTGTTAGCATTCCGTCTTTTAGTTCTGCACTAGACACTTCCATATACTCACCAAGAGCAAAGGATCGTACAAATTTACGACCAGCAATTCCCTTGTGAACTACTTCAGCATCTGTGACATCAACAATTTCACCTTTAATTATAAGGGTTCCATTATCTACTGAAACATTAATATCTTCTTTAGTAAATCCTGCGATAGCAATGGATAAACGGTATGTATCTTCGTCTAGTTTTAGAAGATCATATGGAGGATATGATTGTGAATTTATTTTATGTGCTGTGTTTAAACGGCCTAACTCTCTGTTAAAGCCAATAAAAAAAGGATCATTGAATAGATCCATTGCAAACTGTGTTACCATTTTATTCCCCTTTCAAGCGAATAAGTTAATATACCCCCCTTATGGGCAGGTATACAACTATTATATCAAACTTTAGTACCCCCAAGGGGAATTGAACCCCTGTTGCCACCGTGAAAGGGTGATGTCATAACCACTAGACCATGAGGGCGTGGAGCGAAAGACGGGACTTGAACCCGCAACATCTACCTTGGCAAGGTAGTACTCTGCCATTGAGTTACTTTCGCAACACTTGTATTATTTAACCCAGGACCCAAGCAAAGAGGTTAAGGTTTGAACTTTAGAACTTAATAATAATAAATTAGAATCATCAATAAGTTTTTGAACTTCTTGACTTGTTTTTCTATTTCCTAAGAACAAAGATTCTGAAACATTATTTTCTGTTACAGAAACGGTTGCAACCGAACTCAAACTCCAGCCCTCTGTAACTCCAATTAATTTTCCATTAACTACAAATATATTTCCACTGACAAATGTTAAAACTTTATTACCAGAGATAGTTACGGAAGAGTTTTCATCTGTTGTTGTGATTTCAACCGAAGATGGATCGGTTGCAGTAAAAATCTTAGTTTCTCTATCATATGTTGTTGTGTTTGGACCAAACCAAATACCAACATCACTGTTGGGTACTTGTAAAGCCACAGTATCTCCGCCTGGACCAAATGTTCCATTAGCACAAAAACTATGACAAACAACTATGTTAGTAACTCCTCCATTTGAATCTACAATACCATACGAACCACCGCCACCGCCAACTGTTCCACCGTTTGACCCACCTACCTGTGGACCAAAGTTTGCAGGAGCACCAAAGTTACTTACTACCTGTGGACCAAGTGGCCCCCCTGCAACAACTTCAAAGTTTGCACTTGCTGGTTGACTAATAAATACAAAAAACAGTAATACTGTGAAGCCATAAATTATTTTTCTCATTTTACCCCTTAGTTGTCTATTATTTTAATTACTACTTGACAAGGATCTCCGCCCTCTTCCCACTCTTGTGCTTCTTCTTCACTCATATAAGGATCTCCCTCATGAGTATTACAGAACGGTTCTGTTATCCATCCCCGCTCAATTCCATTATTTAACCAAATCTCAAATTCATCAAGACTTGATGCCTCCTCTTGAAGATCTTTTAATATATCATCAAAGTTTGCCATATATAAATTATACCTTTAAACGCTTACCACGTCAACTGGACCCATACAGGTTGGACTAAATTTTATTGCTGCGCTTACTGCTCCAACAACACGATTACGAGGGTTTTTAGATTTTTCTGTAGCAGATAGGTATCCATAAGCATACTCTGCTCCTGAACCCATTGCCAAATAATCTAAATTATATTTTGACAGGGACATGTCAATAGCATTGTGTTCATATATTTGACCTTTAATACAAATAATAAGACCTAGATCACCTTCTTTAGTAGTGTCTACCCACCAATCTTCATAAAAATTTCTAAGTTGTTTAATAAACTTAGTTTGCATAAATTTATCTAAATCTTTTATATCTGGAACATATGGATTAAAGTTATATCTAATACGTTCTCCATCTAGTGCTCCTGCATATCCAAGCAAATATGGACCAAGTTTCCAAACCTTTGGAGATGTTAATGGAAGAATTGTATTGTCATCTGAGGCACCACGATCACCAGCCATATATATTTTATTAGTTGCGTGATCACGCACAACAGCAAGTACGGTCATGCATTCCCCCTCAGAGTATAACTTTAATTATATCAAAGCATTATTGCTTAGTCAAACACCTTTATTTAATATTTTGACCACATGCTGAGCATGTTTTTGCTTTAGTTGAAGATTTTTTTGCTGCATTTGCAGGAGTTGAACCAAACTTGGGTCTACCAAACCCTACAATTGAAACCATAATTCCTTTTTTATTTTTCTTAAAAGCACGAAGTTTTTTACAAACCTCTCCACCATTTCTTTGACTGCCTTTTGCATCTCCAGAAGTATTACCCTCAACACACCAAACTGTGCCATCGCCATTGTCTTGAACAACAATTCCGACATGAGATATACGATCAACGCCATCTGAGGGGAAATCAAAATAAGCAACATCTCCTGGCTCAGGATCAGCAACGTCACCATCAATCCAGTTACCTGCTTTTTTAAATGCTGCTGCGCCACCTGGAGTAAAAACAGTATTTGGAACTTTGACTCCTGCTTCGTTAGCACACCACATCACAAAACTTCCACACCAAGGTTGAAAATTAGCCTTGGTGTACGCTCCATACTTTGTCTCGTTATCTTTAGGACCTTCTATAGTTCCTACTTCTGCTAATGCAACTTCAATAAACTTTTCTGCTGTACCTTGATTTGCCATTTTTATTTATCCCAATCAGTATCAACTGGTTGCTCTTCTGGCATTGCACCATCTGGCTTAGCAAGTCTACGTGCTTTTGCTTCATCAATTTCTGCTTCTAATTTTTTATCTGCTAAAGTATTTTTAGCATCAATTTCCTTATTTGCAATCTGTGCTGCCATTACATCTTTAGCACCAGACTGACCAATTAATAGTCCTGCTAATGTTCCTGTAATAAAAGTTGCAACTGATCCAAGTACGTTAAAAAACATTTTATCATTTTCTGATTGTCCTGTAATTGGTTGTGTAACAAATATTAATGCATACATAATTCCTGTTGCAGTTATAAATAAAATAGATCCTAGTGTAAGTCCTAGTATAAACTTTAATCTTGCATCTAACTCTTGAGGAGTTAATCTTTCTTTAGCCATTTATTGTTGCCTCCACCTCTATTTTTGCTAAATCTTTTGGACATGCTCCATTGGCAGTACAAATTGGTGGCTTGCATTCTGCTGATTCCCAGTTTGCTGGATTCTGACATGGATAACGATAATGTCCATCATATCCACAACCAGTCAGCCATAGGGCTAAAATAGTTGACAGTAGGAATATGCGTATTTTTGACATATTCCCATTATATCAAACTTATTTATCCTCTTCTTCACGAATGCCTATAGTTAAGAACCAGATGGCTACAGACGCTAAAGTTACATATCCTACAACAGTCTTTGCACTACCCTCTAAAACCACCCATGCTACAAAGAAGCCAAGAAATGTAAAGTTTTCGCTGAGAATTGCCATAATTCTCTTTTTTAACCATTCCATTTTTTATCCTCTTATTCTTATTATTGAACTGCCAAGAATTATCTGTCCAACCAAAACGGCTGCAACAAGTACTTCTTTGGCTTTTTGTCTTTCTTGTGGTGACATATCAGCACCTATATTTGCAAGTGCCTTAAATACTTCACATTTTTGTTCTTCTGTCAAACCTTCAATAGCCTCATCTGGATTAAAGCATCCAATTATGGCTCCTGCTAATGCAGCAGGGGATTCTAATGTTAATAACGCTGAAGCAACCTCTGCTGTAATAACTACAGGATTACCATTAGCATCTTCTCTAACTTCTACTGGAATCTGTGGTGGAAGATCACGATATTCAAGTCCCGCTGCTTTTATGTCAGAAGCATTAATTGGATTACCATCTGCAGACTCAACTAATGCATCAGCAATTAAATCTTTTTCTACTAAAGTTAACACTCCATCTTCAGACAATACTTCTGATAGATTTATTACTTCATCAGTAGTAATTTCTCCATCTGCAGATAGCGCATCAAGAACTGCTTCAGCATCTGCAGCAGTTATATTTCCATCTGAAATTAATTCTCCAACTGCTTCTTGTATTTCTTCTATTGATAAGGTATCATTATCTTGTGAGTCTTCTTGATCAGTACCCCCGTTTTCTTCAAGAGTACTATCTTGTTCGTCGCTGGATGAAGAATCATCAGATTCAGGTGTATCCATATCTTGAGATTCATCACCTTCAGAAGATTCATTATTCTCATCAGGAGATGGCTCTGGCTCTGTACTATCCACTTCATTTGGAGTGGTCTCGTCTGGTTGAGTTTGTTCGTTGTTATCAACAGGGTCATAAGAAGGAGCAGAGTTTCCACCAGTAGTTATATTTGAACTTTGTTGTGCGGGTATAGAAATAATAGTCTCAGTATATTGACTTACAGGTCCAGACCAATTAGCAACTCTAATGGTATAGGTAGCACCTTCTGTCAAACCAGTTAATTGAATAGATTCTGGCGCTCCATCTGTGTTGTATGTTCCTCCAGCATAAGGATTTGCTGCATTGGGATCATTGGTTATTACCTGATAAAACCAAGTGTTTGCTGTATATCCTGCTGGTAATTCAGGAGCAATAGTTACTGTAGTTCCCTCAATAACTGGTTCTGCTAATATTGGTGCAGGTGTAGGAATTCTATTATTAATAGAATTAGTTAATGTTGTTGCTTTTGTATTTAATATATTTTGTAAACTTGTTTTAGTGGATACCGCTGAGTTTACGGTATTGTTTAATGAATTTATATTTGATTGTAATGTAGAAAGAGCAGAATTATTTATGGCATTTTGAGTAACAACTGGACTTAGACTTGCATTTAATTGAAAAATAGTTGCATTGGCAGCATCAACTGCTGCTTGAACAGAAGCATTATTTGGATCTACTATAGGAGTAAAATTTGGTCCTTGACTAATTTGTCCATTAAATCCAGTTCCAGCATTTGTATCAATAATGTTTGTTATAACACCATTTGTTGTTTCTCTATAATTAAATCTAGCACTACTTGGAATTGGACCAATAGCGGAAACATCTGCCTTCCATGCACCATTTGTTGGGTTTACATCAGCATTAAATCTAACTTGAACCATTTGTGTAGAAGCATCTTGTTGTGGAAATGGTCTAAGGTCCCATGCAATATCTAATGAAGATCCTGTTGTTGCATAAGTAATTCCAGTTCCTGTGCTCCATGTAGTCCAGTCCCATCCCGCTATAGATATAGATGGTGCATTTGGCGTTGCCCAGTAATTATATCCTTCATTAACGCCAAAAGTAATTGTTGCATTAGATCCTACATAAACATTGTTATATAAAGTTCCCCCCATTAATAAATTAAATGGTAAATTCATAAGGACACCAGCATCATCTACCCCAGACAAAACGTTTGTGCTTGTTCCAATGGTTGCTTGTAAAGCGTTTACAGCATTTTGAGCATTATCAATTGCTATATTTGCCTGAGTTAATTCTGTTTGTGCTATGGCCTGTGCAGCAACCGCTTCAGTTCTTGCTGTAGTTAATTGAAATATCTCTGTTTGAGCGGTAGTTACATTAATATTATTTATAGTAGTTTGAGCATCAACAACTGTATCTTTAGCGTCTTGAATTATTTGAGAACTTTGATCTACTTGTGTAGTGGCTAAATTAATTCCATTAACTGTATTAATTGCAGTTTGAATATTATTAACCTCTGTTTGTGCTGTTGATATTAATGGAGACAAAGTAGAAACTGCAGCCTGTGCCTCTGATAATTGAGATTGTGCTTGTGTTATTTCAGTTGTAGCACTTGCTGTAGCATCTATAGCCTCTTGAACGGCTGTAGTGGCTCCTGAAAGGGCTGTATTAACTGCTTGTTGAGCAGGACTTACAACAACCTGCTCTTGATTTTCTGTAGCCCCAGCGTGATCTGGAGCCATGATTCCAAAAATTGTGATACATAAACCTACCCCAAAGGCTATTATTAGTTTACGTTTAATACTTTTCAAGTGGGGGCCAACTCCGATGTGTAATTGTATAAGCAATTATATCATTTTTTATTTAATTACTTATAAAAATTACAATAAAAAAGAGGGTAGAAATTAATCTACCCTCTAATTTTATAAAGAAATTATCTCCTTGAAAGAATTAATTTCTGTAGTGCTGCAATTTGCTTGTTAATTGTTGCAATAAGTGCAACGATTGACTTTAAGATTTCAGCATTAGATACTGCACCGTCAGCAATTGTGTATGCTACTGTCTTTGCAGAATCAGTTGCTACATATGCAGGAAGATCAACAACCATATTAAATGATCCAGTTGTATTTCCTACAGTGAACTTGATTACTCTTGTACCAGCAGTATCAAATGTATCTGCTGAAGTTGGAGCAGTAATTGGTGTTAGTTGTCCACCAGAAATTGCTACACCAGCACCCAGAGTTGCTCCACCATGAACCTTAGCACCATTAATATCTGTTGCTGAGATTGTAAGTGTTGCAATTTCTCCTGGCTTATAAGGTGTTGTCTTATCAAGAGTTGCTGTGTATTTATTTACACCGCCAGCACATGCTGCTACGAAATCATTTGAGTAGATTGTTGTAGCATCTGAACGAGTATGTGCAATACGAACAGTTGCTGAACCTGAAGTTGAAGCACATGTCCATCCACCTGTTTGTACTGCAGTTGCAGATGAAGCGCCACCTACAGAAACAGCAGTAACTTGAGAAGTATACTTTGTGGTATCAGCAGTTGGAGTAACTCCAGCCAATTGATTTCCAGCAGCATCCTTAACTACAAAGTCATAGGTTCCTGTACGTGCTCCACCAGATTGTGCAATATCAACACCAGAGACTACGATAGACTCTGCACGACCTGTAAATGTAATGGTTTTAGTTGCAAGAACTGTACCATTAAATGTAATTGTAACTGTTGTAGTTACTGGTTTATTTTCATTTGCAGTTCCTTGAACTACATATAAAACTCCAGCAACACCAGTTTTGGCTGCTGCATTTACCTGTGTGGTTGGAGCAGCATCAAATGCTACCACTGCACCACCAGTTGCGCTTGCCTGAATTACACCACTAGTTGATAATTGTGCTGCATAAGCATCCATTGCACGAATATTGATGTATCCTGTATTACCATTAGTAACAGTTGTTGAACCAGCAACATCTGCACTTGATGTTAAAGTTCCTTGTGTTGATGTATCTTGTACACGAACATAAGAATCTGCTACAGATAATACGTTTGTTTTTGCAGTTGTTCCTGCATAAATTGTTTTAATGTCAATTGTAGAAGTGGTTGATCCAACCTTCTTCTTTTGTGTTACAGTTACAGTTCCTGCACCATTAACAGTTAATTTAACATTTGTTGGTAAATTTACTGCTGCTGTTGTTGTTGCTGTAAATGTAAATAGTTTGCCCAAACTAGTAAGTGTAACTCCTGTTGGGTTTGATCCTGCTGCTGTGTAGTCAGTAAATGAAGCAGGTCCAGCAATTTCTAACGTAACGTTATCATCTGCTGTTGCAGCCAAAGCCTCACTTGTGGTTAATACAACAACTGCATTAACTCCAGCCTCAGCCTTAGTTGTGTCTGCTAATACTGTTACACCACGAGCACCTGCAGCCAACGAATCGGATAATACGTATCCGTTAGTTACTGCTGCTTGAGCCTGCGGAATTGCAACAAAGAATGTGCTTGCTACTGCTGCAGCGGTAACAAGTGCGATCTTCTTAAATGAATTCATTTTTCTCCTTGTTTGTTTATATTATGTTTAATCTATCAAGAAAATCTCTAACATCGTCAGGCATTTTCCTGTTGTCTAATTCTACCATAGCCTTCTGCTTCTCTGCAAGTCGTGTAGAGGTAGACCAAGTATGAATCTCAATCTCATGGTTAGAATCTTTTGGTGTGTGTGATATTGCTCCAAAAACAGCGCCACATACGGCGTCTGCTAAGTCTTTAGATTTTTTACGTGGGTGGTCAACTCGTGTATTTTTCATAATTTTAAGTTCTGACATTTCTTCTAATAATAATGGAATCATTGGTATTGCAACTCTTTCTTCATATATCATCATTGCTAAATCTTCATAATGTTTTTTAGCAACAGAAACAGTATCAGTTTTTATTCCTACCGCTTTTAACTCTTGTTGAATATCAAAAGATTGCCAACGATCAAAAGAAACCATTCCTATATTAAATCCTTGTCTACGTAGATTAATAATCCATTGTTTTACTTCTGATAAATTAACAGGACCTTCTGCTTTTGGTTCCCACCAAGCAACTGCATCTACAATAACCATTGGCGCTACTTGTTCATAATCTTTAATAACTTGAATATTTACCCATTTATCTACGTGGGCAATTGCAACAGCACATTTATCATGCTTTTGGGCAAGGTCAGCATGAATATAATAAACTTTATCTGGGTCTGGTTTAAATGATTCATCAAATCTTCTAAAGTTATCAATTGGATTTCTTAGTGTCATACATTTTTCTAACTTATCTTTTTGTTTAAAAAATGCATCTGATGCAAAGGTTGGCATACACGCAAAACGCATCATTGCATCACCAAGGTCTGTATAAAATGCTAACTTAAAATCATTTATTTTTCTTGTTGGGTTTACTTCCCATGTTGGTCTTTTAAGTGCTAGAACTTTAGGAACTTTGTACGAAATAATTGTATCTTCTTCCCAACTAATTTCAAACTGATTGCCTGGATCATCGTGTGGCAAATCTTCATTCATTATAAAATTATATTTTTTTTCAATAGTTTCTTTTTCTGCAATAACCTCTTCATATCTTTTTGAAATAAAGTCACCCTGATAACGAGGAAATGAAAGAAGAACAACTTTACCTAAATCTGGAAAACGAGAATCTACAGTACCACGAAATGCTTTATAAATGTTTTCTGCAGTTTTACCCTGTTCATTACCAGTTCCAACTTCAGATGCAAAACCAGAAATTTCATCAAGTACGGCAAGTAATAAGTTTAAACCTTCATGTGATTCTCTTTCTGAGTGACCAGAGTAAACTGTCACTGTTTTGTCAAACTCAATTGAATCTACTTTTGCATTGTATTTTCCTGCAAACCATGGTGATTTTTCTATTTTAGTTTTAAAGCCTTTAAAGAATACGTTCTTGGCTTGTTGTGCGTTAATGGCTACGTTAATAATATCAATTGCATCCCCGCTTGGTTTTCCATAATATCTAGCAGGATCTTTAAGGCATAATAGTTTATATACAATATATGCACAGGCCACTGTTGATACAAAGTCTTTACCAGACCCCTTGCCAAGTTGTAAAATAATTTCATTTTTGGTATATTTATCAAAATATTGAGCGCCAACAACAGATCCAAATATTTCTTGCAACTCTTCTTTACGATAAATTTGGCTCATTGCCTCTACAATTTCATATTGAACTGGAGATAGCGGTGGTTGTCCAAGATAATCAGCAGACTCAACAAATGTTTTTGCATCTACTGGAATTTCATCAAATTGATTTTCCTTTAAAACTTCTAAAAAATCATTGAACATCGTGGACAATTGTAATCACTTCTCCCTCTTTGGCAATCTGAGAAAGACGTTGCATAATTAAATCACGAACTTCTGGGTGGGTTGAAGCAATCTCTCTTAATATTTTAACAAGCACTTCTTGTCGTCTTTCAATTTCAACCATTTCTTCTGCAAGTTCTTTATTTTCTAATAGTCCTGCTTTTTGTAACATTTCAATTCTAGATTTTTCAATGTCCATAACTAATTTAATTGCTTGAGTTTTTGCACTAAGATTATTAGTTAAACTTGATTCATCAATAACTTCATAAGCCTTTGTAATAAGTTTGCTGTAATGAGTATCAGCGCCAGCAAGGGCTTCCTTAGCACGAGCACGAATAGCGTCATTAGCAGAAGCCATAACTTTCCATTCATTAATTAATGAAACTACACGAGTGCGAGGAATATCTAACTCTTTAGAAATTTTTGTGGGATCTTGACCTTTAAGGTATTCTGTAACTACCTTATTAACTTCATCAAGATGTTCAATTAATTCTGTTTCAGTTGACATTTTTTTCCTTTGCTATTTTTAACAAAACTAAATACCCTATTAGATCATCAATATCGTTGTCTCCAGGATAGTCTGTGCCTTTCATAAGACGACTTAGTTTGTCATCAATTCTAACCTTAAGTTGTTCTGCTGGATCTGACTTGCTAAAAATTCTAACTGGATCAAGTGCAGAATCCCCATATGCTATATTTTTTTCTATAAGCATTTGCGCTATAGAGTGACATGCCTGCCAAATTGAATTACCAGATGGTGCCCCAACTGATTGCAGGTAAAGATCGTTACACTTAAAATCTTTAACATCTTTGTATACTGGTTTTAGTTTCATTTATGTTCCTCTGTTTGCCATGCAATATAGTTTGGTCCAAAAACTTTTTCTGTTTTGCCTGCTCTATAATGATGAATTGCATTATTATGTATTTTTTTTGCTTCTTGATTTTTATATAACATAAAAGTATTTTTATCAATTTCTTTAGAATCAGTTGTTTGAATTATAGAATCTGTAAAAATAATATATCCAACTTTATTTGTAACAAAATCAATAATGTTACTATAATTATTTTTTTCATAATATTTTATTTTTATATTATTTAAAACATTTTTTAAAAAAATACTTTTTGAACTTGATGCAAAAATCATTTCTGAATATCCAGGACCGCTTGGCTCTTCTGATGCGATAAAGTTATAATTTAAATCAAAAAAATGCTCTATTGATTCTTTACACAAAATGTCTAAATCTGCATATAGACCTCCATTTGTGTAAAGACACATATATCTCCAAAGGTTTGCTTTTAAAATATTTGTTTTATAAGAATTATAAATATCAAACCACTCTTGTCCAAAATTATTTAAAACAAACTCTGCTCTTTCTTTTCCAGATACATACTTATATTCCCAATCTGGATTTTTTTCTTGCCAAGAATTAGCACACTCTAACGCTAGCGGAGGTAAGTCTTTGTATTCTGACTCATATGTTTGCCAAATAATTTTAGGTATCATCTCTTTGACTTTCTAAATCCAAATTTTGCAAGGTATACATAGATAGTTTCAACACTAGTCCCGCACTCCTTGGCAATATCTTGTGGAGACTTTTTGTCCATAACAAACCTTTTACGGAGCCAAGCCTCGCTTGTATACAGTTTAGCAGCCATGGTATTATTTGTCAACTTCTGTTTCAGAGATGTCATAGTCGTATGCGTTTGAGTCTTCTAAAACCCATTTATCATAACTCTCAACATCCCACTTATTTGTATTTATAAGTCTTTGTATTACTAGATCTTTCTTAGTTACGAATGATGGTTCTTTTAATCTAATGCGGTTATTAGGCTGTACCGCAAAATTTCCATCATCTCTTTGAATAACATGACCACATTTGTGTTGCCCTGGACTTTCTGAATATCCATCGTCTAGAATATTGCTTTCTGGATTATGCCAGTCCAAAGTAAATAAATATTTCCCACCAACGTTATTTTTATTTCTATCTATATATGACATTCTCATGTTGCTTAGGTTCTCAAATTTTGTAACTGCTATATGTGGACTAAAAGAATTCCAAAGCACAAGGTTGTAAATTGGTTCTTCAGGAACTCCTGGTTTTGTACAAAATGCATTGATTGGCATTCTCCACCAAATTCCTCCATCTTCCATTAAAAAATGAAATAAAGGACTTCTACTTTTAATACTAGACACACCAAAAATTACACATGGAAAATATTTATCATGGCTATCTTCTTGATCTCTTAAAAAATTACCACGAACATAGCATTCAATTGGTGGTATGTTAGCATTTAACTCTGGCATTATTCTTCAACTCTCATTGCTTTATTCCAGTTATTAATAGCCCAATGGCCGATACCACAAGCATCAGCAACGTCATTATCGTTAACAATTTTATCATAGTTGATTTCAATTAATTTAATTGTCCTTTCTTTTCTAACTTGTCTTTCATAAGACTTATACCAAGAGTCTGACTTTCCTGGATTCTTTGCTCTAATATCTATCTGTTCTTCTTTTGTTAATCTTTTATTTCCCAAATAGTTTTGCCAAGTTATTGGTGCTACAGTTCCTATAATTTTTGTTCCAGTTAATCCTGCTGCACCTAATAGTGCTCCTTGAACTAATGCTAGATCTGCAGCAGTTTTAGGACTATTCATAAATACTGTATGCTCAATTACGATTGCTTCAAATCCACCAAAATGTTCAAAGAATGCCTTTGTCTTAGCGCAAGCGTCCATCACTTTTTCATAATTTGTTTTTCCATTAAAATTAATTTTACCAATATTGCCCAACGTGTTATTATTAAAAATAGCAAAAGCAAGACTGTTAGTGCTTGCATCAATAGCACAAATTGTTTTTGGATTATTCTTGTTCATAGTCAAAGAATCCTTTTATTTGTTTTAACATCTTGTCTACTTCTTTTTTATTTATATTGCAGTTAGTGCAAAAACCAGAGTCGTTGTATATTGAAAGTTGTTCTTTACAACCGCCAATACAAAGTCTTTTTTTACCAATTCTTCTTTGTCTGCGAGTTATTTGATACCTTTCGGCTATCTTTATCTTAGTGGATTCTTCTCTACAAACATCTCCACAATAAATTTGATAACTTACTTTTGGTTTAAACGGGGTCTCGCATCTTTCACATAGTTTCACATTGATTAATCCACTTCATCCTTTAACAATCTCATAGGCTTGATTTTAATTGTTCCGTCTCCTGCTTCAGCACATGCTTTTTGAATAGGACATACTTTGCAAATTTTTGAATTTGAACGATAAGGAATTTCTGGCAATTGTTTTTCTTGCCAATTCTTGTAAACCAATTTCATCCACTCAAAGACTTCTTCTGCCCAAGCACGATAGTGTTCACTTACTACAACTGGTAAAGTAAGTAATTCGTGAGTGTTTTTATTTTCGTAAATCATAACACCTTTACGCATTTTCCAAACCTTCATATACAGTAATAACTGCATTAGATGAGCCATTTTAGGTCGTCTATTTATTTTTCTGTATTCAAACTCATCATTTCTTATTGTTTTAATTTCACCAATAAGTCTTTCACCCTTGTAGTCAATCATAACATCTCCATACCCGTCAAAAGGTGGATCATCAGTTTTAACTCTAAACTCCATTGCTGGATGAGTTTGTTGACTATATTTTCTTGGTATTGGATCAAACTCCATATCTTGTGCAAGTAAACCAGAAGCCTCTATTGCTTCTTGTATTCTTCCATGTCCGAGAGTTCCTTGTGTTCTATTTGCTACACCCATAGCATCTGAGTTATCATAAGTGATTTGTCCATCAAAGGCTAGAGTCCAATATCTTGGACACTCCCCTGCGCCATAAGCCAAACTAGATGCAGAAAAATTATTCTTTTTAACAAACCTTGTTTTTGTTTTAACAAGATAGCCAGCATTTATAGCAGTTGGCAAACCTTCAACAAAGTTTTCATCTTCTTCGCTGTTTGTTACTTTCTTTTTAGTACTCTTAGTCATAACTTGTTCTAGTAAGTTTTTAGCCATTTTTATCCCTTGTTTATATTAATTATAGCAGGTTAGCGCATTATGTATTTAAGCGCTGATACCAAATCATTTATTGCTTGTGCTGCTGTAAAGTATATGTTTTTCTTTGCCCTGTCGGATTTGTCAACATTGGCCATCCAAGTGGCTTTAAAAGACATCTTTGCTGCAATGGCCTGTAGCCTTACAATTTCAAGACTAGCAGCCTGAAGGGGAATATCTGGTTTTATAATAATTTTTGCAATCATAGTTAAGGCAACGGTCAATTCCTCATCCTGCATATAGTCTGCGATCTCTGTTAAACCATTTACCATATCAAGTGTTGTTTTTTGTGGTCCTGTTTCAGACATTATATTCCTCTTCTGTTAATTGTTCTAGCATATTCATTTCAATTATAGCAAGTCTTACTTTTGTATTGCCTTCTCCAAGAATTACAACAATGGCTGGAGACTTATCTCTACCCGCTTGAATAGAATCAGTAACAGCCTTAGCCCACACATCTTTATTTAATGTAAAAGATTTATTGACTTCTTTAAAATCAACAACAAATCCTCTCCAAGTAGCATCACCTTTTTGTGTGTTCCTACCTGAATTCTTATGTTGTTTTGCACCTATTCTTTTTGATTCATTCTTTTCACTCATTTGTAAAATCTTTCTTTCTTTTCTTTGGAGGTATAAGTCCAACTTTTGAAATATGTTTTTGTGTACACATCCATGTTGCGTCTCCAGTCTCTCTCCAATATCTTAAAGATGTTACAATTTCTTCACAAGTTTTACATGGCCATTTGCCAGGATATACGGTAAATTTTTGTTCAAGCATTAATTATTTTTGCCTTAATTTGTTCTTGTAGAACTAGGTCTTCTTTGACACGTTCTATAAAACCATCACGACCTTGTACCTTTGTCCCATCATCTAACTGATACCATGCGCCAGTTCTATTAACTAGCCCCATTGATTCTGCGGTATCAACTAAATCTCCTATTGCATCAATACCAATATCGTCACCTCTAAAATAAAAATCATACTCACCAGATTGGAACCCTGGAGAGGTTTTAGAAAACTGTAGTTCCCAACGAATCTTTCTACCAATCTTTTCTTCAATTAATTTATCCCCAATCTTAATCTTACCCTTAAGTGCTTGATTTTCTGACTCAGAAGAAAACAATTTAATTACACAAGATGAATAAAACTTAGTAGCCTGTCCACCAGAAGGTTGTTGGCTTGTGTACATTGCATTAATATTATTTCTTGATTGTGAAATAAGAACAAGCAGCGTAGGCTTCACTTTGTTATTAGCATAGTTAAGCATTTTCCAAGCATTGCTAAAGTCTCTAGACTCTGCACCAATTTGTTTTGTATTTTCAAGTGCCTTCATTTCATCTGAATCTTTTTCAAAATATATAGCAGGAAGCATTGATGTAATTGAGTCAACTACAATAAGATCAACTCCAGCATTCATAAGCCCAACACCAACATCCACCATGTCACTAATAGTTCGTGCCTGCGAGTAAATTAGTTTTGTTGAATCTACCCCAAGTTGTTTTGCCCAATCTTCTGAGTAAGACATTTCAGAATCAATCCATGCACAAACCTTGCCTTCTTTTTGTGCTAAAGCAATCATTTGTAAGCACATAGATGATTTAGCAGATGACTTGCTGCCCCATATAAGGACTTGTCTTCCGTATGGTAACCCACCACCTAGGGCACGATTTAAACCAAAACTTGGAGTTGGCTGATACTCAAAGGTAATTCCCTCTCCTGTTCCAAGACGTTTTCTAATTCTTGGGTCTAACTGCGATAGTACATC